GGTGCAGGATCAATAAACATTTTCTTTACCCATAAGTGACCAGGGCCACCTGGGTTTGTTGTTCCCCTCATATATGTCGGTAGATCAGCATCTACTGTACGAAGACGAGAACGTAAATAATTCCAAGCATAAGGTGAAGCATATTGTGTCAACTCATCTACACCTATCCAAGTAAACGACTGTCCCTGATATCTTAACACATCTTTATCTTGTTCAAGATATGTCATCCAAATACGTGCACCAGAGGGAAATGTCCATAATGCTTTTCGTTCACTCCATTTAGCACCAGGAAATACTTGTGGGTATAATTCCTGACTCTTCAATACCAACTCTCTTAGCTCATCATTGGTTCTTCTCAGTATCAAACCACTATGATGTGGATGATTACAAAAACGTAATACATCTGCTAATAAAGCATATGACTTGCCACCACCTGCTGCACCGCCATATAAAACTTCTTTTTCATTTGATGCTAAGAAGTCTGTTTGTGGACCATCATTAGGCTTAAAGACTACTTTTTGTTCGTACTCTTCTGGCACTGTAATATCTTTTTCAGATACGTCAGCTTCTATTACGTTAGCTTGAGACTTGAGCTTTGGCCTCACTATTTTCGTATAGTTTCGCTTCCGCTTGGAGGTCTTCCTGCGTCTCTTCCCTTGCCTTGGTTTTAAGTCGCTGCCATCTGATGTTAGCTGCTTTTCTATTTCTTTCGCTTTCATCTTTTTTCAACATTTTGTAAAGAGCTACATGAGATATCGATCTCCCACTCTTTGCTGATAACCATTTTGCTACTTCTCGTAGACTTGATTTTTTTGTGTGTTCTTTAGCTTGTTCTAATAGCTCTTGTTGTTCTGGAACACTTTTTAATAAATCTTTTGACTCTCCAACAAGCTCCCATCCAAATGGAACTGTTGAACCTAGTTTTCTTTTATATTGAATCTCCGTCATCTTCTTCCTTTTTAGCCGGTAAAATAAATAAACCAGAAGGTGTATTTACTTCTAATCTTTCTTGTTTTACTACGCCTACTCTATCTAATACATCTTTTGCTGCTGTTAGTTTATCTCGGTTGCCTAGTTCTGTTGGATCATCTATAACACCTGTAATTGCAATCGCTGCTTTTGGAGCATTGGCTGCTAGGTATTCTCTTGAACCTTGCAGGATCTCTTCCTGTAATCCTGATGTAACATCTCTTACTGTAGTTGAAGGAGCGTATCCTGCAATGTCCATCGCCATGCGATAATCGCCTAGTGCATCACCAAATAATGCATTTAAAAAAGCATTTTGTTTTTCTGTTAGTTCTTTTGCCATTTAAAATCCTGTTGAATATTCCTCTACGAAAGCTGTAACTGTTATATCGTCTGCTGCTCCTGCTGTGGCTGATATTAAATCACCTGAGTCTAAATAAATAGGAGTATCTGATATAACTAAAAAATCATTTGTTGCTATGCTTTTAGCTCCTGTTAATGCAAAGTGAGTAGAAGCTGAAGCATCAAAAAATTCTAATTTAACTGTAGTAGCAGAAGATGCATCTACATTTGCTATCATAAACGAAGTAACAACGGCCCTAGATAAACTAGGAGTTGTATATATAGTAGTCCTATTGGTTGTTGATAAAGCTACAGACTGAGATTTAAATACAGGTATAGCCATTATTTTTTAATACCAAACAAACATTTTTTACCTTTTGGAGATTTAACTTTTAAAGCTCCTCCTCCTTTTCGGTAACCAACATGCATTAACTTACTTGTTTCGGTGGCATATTGTTTAGCTTTTCTTTTACCTTCACCAGTATAAGAAAACTTTTTATCTCCAACCATAGGCATGGATATTACTCCTCTACTTCTTGTATAACTTTTTTAGTCTTTGGGTCTATTAAGACATGTGGTAATTTTGCCACATTTTGTAGAATAAGATTAAGTATTTTTTCTTCTATTAAATAATACTTAATTGGTTTATATGCTTCATTAACATCTTTAGTTCCGGGATCATCCGCAATGTAGTGACCACGTTCATTTCTGGCTCTTTCCATGTTACTCAGCTTTTTGTTCTTTAGTCTTAATAGTGATATCTAAGTCTTTACCTTTAGGTGCTGAAGCAGTCAAAGATATTTGTGATGCTGCACATCCTGTAAGAGTAAGACCTATAATAGCAATTGTTAGTAATCTTTTCATTATTATCTCCTATATTACTTTTTCCTTTTTGTTGTTTTTCTCTTTCGTTTCTTTACGAAAGTTCTAACATTGGTAGGTTTTCCTCCAACGCCTTGTGCTTTTGCTCTCTTTCTTTTAACAGCACTCTTCCTTTGTGCTGCTGTCATACTTTTAGCTTTTGATCTAGGTACACATTTAGGATACTTACGTTTACTTTTAGAAGCAGACTTTCTACCACAAGGTTGAAACTTACCTTTCTTTTTAGGTGCTCCTATATCTACCCAGTCCCCTTTTGGACCTTTTCCAAACCACGCTGTTAATCCTCCTGTAGGTTTAGCCATTATTTCTTCCTCGCTTTTCGTATACTATCTTTACCTTTTTTAAATATACTAACCACTTGTGTTTTACCCATTACCTTTGCTCGTTGTTCTCCTACAGTTAGTATTTGTATTTTTCTAGCAAAAGGTTTTTTAGATCTTTTAACTTTTGCAACTGTAGCTCTGGCATCCGCAGGGGTAGCAAATTTTATTCTTACAGTATCTTTAGGATTCTCGTCAGTATATAATCTTCTTCCAGAACCCTTTGGTTTTTTGCCTGTCCCTACTTTAGGGTCTTTTCTTTTCTTTTTTCTAGCCATTTACTTTTTAGGTATCAAATGTTTCTTAGGTTTTTTATATCTTTTTCTTTGGTCTTTTTCTATACCTGATAAAATTTTTGCCTGCCCTGCATGTGCCTTGGATGCTTTTTCCAGAGCAGTAATAACTTTATTTAATTTTTTAGTATAATGAGGCATTACCTATAACCACCACCACGCTTTTTATATGTACGAACTAACCATCCATTAGCATAAGCTGAAGGATATACCTTAAATTTTCTTTTGGCTTCGGCTTTAACTCTTGCATATAATGCAGGGTTAGTGGGAGTAGCTCCCTTTTTCTTTTTAGTTTTTCTCTTTGTTTTTTTCTTTGCTGCCATTAGTTATACCTACTTATTAAATACTCTACGCCTCTATAAGAACCTGGTCTATATCTAACTTTATTTCTTGTTCTACTAGTTTTATATTCAATTCCTCTATATCTTTTTTGAAGACCTTTTCTTATATCTACTAGAGGATATTTAAGTGTTTTTAAGTTTGTTTTATGTACTCTTTCCATAATAATCTCCTTTATATATTAGCAATAAAATGTATGGTATGTGCTAAACCCACAGTAAAAAGTATACCTATGGCTAGTTGAATAATGCCTATTACAATTTTCATTTAACATTTCCACCTTCTTCTTGCCTGTCTAATACGAGAGTTCGGATTGTTTCTTGTTTTTGCCGAGCTCTTCTTCAGCTGTCCTAGTGATCTCGCACAAAAGGACTTTCTTCTTTTTGCAGCTTTACTGCCTTTTTTAACTTTGCCTGTTACGGCTGTTTTTAATTTAGATCCAGGATTAGCTTTACGATACGCAGCTACTCCTTTCTTTGTCATGCCCGCACCTTGTTTTGTAGGTCGGTAGTTAGCACCTTTCCCTTTGGTTGTTCTAGGTATATTTTTTGTTTTTTTCCTAGCCATTTACTTTGCTTTTATTTTTTTCTTTTTTTTCAAAGTTCCTCCGCCACCAGAGCCTCCGCTAGAACCTCTACGTGATGATCTTAAAATACCTAATCCTGAATTGAACGCAGTTTGAATAAGTCCTGCTTTACCACCAGAGGCAACACTTACAAGACTAAATAAATCTTTTTTAGAGGGTCCGCCTGTTCTTTTTACACTTGTACTTGGTACTCTTTTACTTTTATCTGGATGTGCCATTTATATCCCCTTACGTATATTCATGTATCGACTATACCACCACACAAATGCTGATGTTAGTGGTAATACAGCAACAAACATTACAAGATCTCCCTGTAATAAAAAGTGTAAGGAGCTATACAAAAAAAATACCCCCACGATACATGCTGCTATCTTCAACACTTCTGTCACTTTATTTCCTTATCTAGTTTATGAGGGGTATGATAAACACACCCCTCAATCCAATACTCACAACCGATATAGTTTTTTTCCGAATGGACATACTAAATATCGGGTGCTGACTCGAACTCCACAGACGTAAGGCCAACTCATAGAGGGACTATTTAATGTGTGAGTAATGGAAAAACTAGTCACTGCTTTCATACACTCCACGCCCTGCTCTGCTTTCTGCATCAAGGGCTTTTTCGACTTCCTCTAAGGTAGGCACATAACCTAACTTTTTGATAAATTCTTTATCTTCTCGCATTGCTGCTCTAACGTAATATACTCTGGAATGAGGAAGATGTATTCCAGTACCCCTACCACCTTTGATAAGATGCCTATAAAACTTCTCTAGTAAGTTACCATATATATCTTTTTTTCCTGATTTGTCAAGTTTATTCCTATAACGGTCTCCTATCAGGTTTATTTCGTATTTTTCATTCATTTTTTCCATCCCCTTAATTTGTTGTTGACAAAGTTGAAAACCTGAGTATAACTGTATCCAACTAAGTTGGAGGCGGTATAATACCTGATCCTCTTCCGATATACATCTAATGGTTCATTAGGTGAGATGGACAGAACTCCCTTATAGCCTCTTTCAAATTCATATACCCTATCTGCTATTGTATATAGATCCTTAGATGTTCCATTTGATTTAATCATATTAGCTTTCATAGATATAATCTCTACATTTCCTTTAACATACCCTTTCTTAGGTATTATTCTATCTAAAGATGGTGAAGCAAAGCGTACACCACCTCTTTTACGTGGTGCATAAGCTAGTTTTATATCTGGGAAGTAGGGACAGTACTCTGTAACTATACTATGTA